AGCGAAGTCACTCAGACAACCGCGAGGTGAGTTTGAGAGGGCAAGCAAGGGTCTATAGCTAAGCGCTGGTTGAGGAGAACAGGAGCCTCTGTTAAAGGCAGGATAGAGTCCCGCTTATTATTTATTTGCTGTTCCGGTGAGTGTTATTCCAACAGATGTTTCAGAGAGGTTACATCGTCGTTGGTTGGAAGGAATTCACTTGATAGCTACGGATTATGTTTCATCTAATGTTTCATGGTTGGTTAGCCATTTCTCTATGACTCTTGGTATGGGTATAGGTGGAATGGCTGTTGCCTGTTTGTATGCTTTGTCGAAAGGTACTTACAAGGTTTCTAGTGTGGTTATGGGTGAGACTCCCACTACTGCTGATTTGTCTGTTGATGATAAGATAAAACTTATCCTAAAACCGATTGTTTCTGAACCTATGACTTGTAATGTCACTGGTGTTCAGAAGAATATGGCTATTGGATCGAAATTACCAAATACTGGATCTAGTTCTGATTTGGTTACTAGGTTGATGGATGGTGCCATATCTGTTAGTTTTACTTGTTATGAAGAGAATTTTTCGGGTTGTGGTTATATGTATGGTAATACGTTAATTACGTGCATACATAATGTTGATTCTAATTGGCACAACCGTGAGAGTAGTACCCGTCCTAGGGTGTTGGATTTGCGTTATAAGTATAGAGGCACTGATATGTGTGTTAGTGTTGCTCGTGAGGATTATGCATTTTTTGGAACAGATTTGGCAGTTTTTTATAATATGCCAAATACTGGACCAAATTATTCTATAAATTCGCGAAATTCGAAGTGGAATGTTTTTGTTAAGGAGAATTCCACCATACCTGATGGAGCGTCTTGTTTTGTTATGGCGCCAGGTGTTGGTGGTATTGTTAGATATGACGGTTGTCTTACTTTTGGTGATAATTATGTTGTTCAGGATTACCACCCAGCTAAGGATTTGGCTACATCAACACCCAAGTGGACTATTGTTGGTTTACCTGTTGTACATGGTTGGAGTGGTGCTCCAGTATTTTTGAATATGCCCTCTACAGTTGCATTATTAGGAGTTGTTTATGCTGCTGATGTTGCTAAGAAGGTTGCTTATATTCATACACTCCCTGATGAATTTATTGGAGCTATGTTGATGCCTGATGCCCGGCGTAATGTGTTGATGCCGGTTTTGCCACATCCAGTGGCTGCTGTGGCTGGTCCGATCCAGCCTGGTTCTATATCTAAACATATTGTTGATGATCCAGCTCTTTGTTTTAGAGTATGTGGAAGTGCTCCTGCTGATATGCAGGCTTCTGCCTCGAAGAGTAGGCTAGTTGAGTCTAAGATGGATGTCTTCAATGGTTGTGATGATATTGACCTGGTTGTTCCCGACTTTAGGCCTAAGAAGCATAAGTTAGGTGATGGTTCTACAGGTTGGACTGATTCACATTTGAACTTTCTGTGTAAGTTGTCTAAGAACATGTATTGTACAGATATGCCTCTTATTCGTGCTGCTCAAGCGGATCTTTTAGATGACCTTAAGAAGGTATCTTTGAAGGGTTTGGATAAGATGTATGGTATGCGAGAGGCATTGCATGGGGATGGAAAATTCCTGAAGAGTCTCAATTGGAAAGCTAGTGCTGGTCCAACTTTTAAGGGGAGGAAGAAATCTGAATGTGTGAGCGGTGGAAGCTTAGCACATCCAGATTTGGTTTTGACTGCTGAGGTTGGGGAGAAACTGCGATCTGATTTGGAGGCGATGTTTACGTTTGGAGATGTAACAGAGCCTTTGTATCAGTCTAGTTTGAAAGATGAACCGCTGTCGTCTGAGAAAAATGCCAATAACAAACATAGAATCTTTAATGGTTCTGATATTGTTGATACCTGTCATATAAGGATGGGTTTTGGTGCTTTTTTTGCTTGGTTGCGTGAACATCTCTTTGAGACTGAGTGTGTTGTTGGTATGGATGCTTTAGGTAAGGATTTTGACCGTTTGGCTAAGATATTGATGGCATTTGTTGGTGACTCAAATGGACTGAAGGTGGCTTACATTGATGGGGATTATGTTGGCTTTGAGACACGTAACTACTTGTTGTGTTACGCACTTGAAGTTATTATTTCCCTGTGTGCTTGTGCTGGTTTGCCTGAACCATCTTTGCGTTATATGCGTTTACTTTCACATCGCTTTCACAGTTGGTTGACTGTGTTGCGTGGTGAGTTGTATAATATTACTAACACCACACCTAGTGGTGTTGGTGGTACGGCTTACTTTAATTGTTTAAGTGAATCATTAATGCAGAGGATGGGTTGGCTCCGTTCGGCATTTGTTTACTATCTTGTGAATGGCAAGAATATGTCCTATGATGAATTGCGGAGGTTGTACCCTTATTCGAAATATAATTGTAACTTTAATTTTGGTGATGATAACATCCGTTCGGTTCGTATTGACGAGCCGTGGATGCATCCTGAAGCTTTGCGGAAGCAGAAGATTTTGTTGGGTTTTGATGAGACGCCAGCAGATAAGTTGGCTCCTGTTATGGAGCTACGTAATCTGTTTGGTGTGTCGATACTTAAACGTAAATTTGTTGTTTCGCCTAGTCTTGGGATTGTTGGTGTTCTTGAACGTAAAAGTCTTTTGAAAAGATTTATGTTCACTGAACGCAATGGTATTGCTGATAGTGTAAAATATGCTAGTATATGTGATTCCTTTGAAAGGGAGGTTGCACGCACGACACTTGAAGAATATAATGTACATATGAATGATCTATTTGTAATGTTGAAGAAGATAGAATTCCATTATGTGCCTATAGGTTTTGGTGTTTTGCAAGAGCGCTATTTATCCTCCTCCGTTGATAACCCATATTCTGTATGGGTTATTGATGGGGTGGTAGGATTATAGTGCTGATTGGGGCCGTTTGGCCCCAATAATTGGGTGTTACTAGTTCTGTTCATCTCTAGTGATGCCCATTAATAGTGGTCTTGGACCAGGGGTGTGACTCCCAAGGTGGCGATCCCATCGATTTTTAAAAGATGATCTAGACCATTTCTGTTTTCTGGCGGGATGGTGACATTAGATCAGAGGCTGCAACTACTTTACAAAATAGTACGGGACCCGCTAAAGAGGTCCAGGAGCTTGGTGAACTCCGTGTTGATGTTGAAAATGCCGCGAATGATATTGTTCAGGAGGGTGAGAGTACCGAGGTTTTAGTTACTGCTCCCGCCCTGTCGATTGATAAGGCTGCATTTTTTGGTAGACCACAGTTGGTGGCTACTTTTGCGAGTACGAGTGTTACTCAAGCTGGGTTGTTGGGTAATTGGTTGGCTACCTATTTGACCCAGACGCAAGTTGCCAATAAATGGGCGTGGAATTATTTGATGAAATTCACCACCCATGTAAGAATTGAGATCACTTCTGACCCCTATACTTATGGTTTAGTTGGGGCTGGATGGTACTGGGCACAGTCTTCGTCTCAGACTGTTTACAGTGCAGTGCCTTCTTCGGGCAATGATTTTCCATTCTTTTATTGGAGTAGGAATATGGCTATTGTGGATGTGTCCACTAGTGGTTCTGCTGAATTGATAATTCCGTGGACCGGGTGGCAGGGTCAGCAATATATGAATATGCATACTATTACTGCAGCGAGTGTTGATTTACCGCAGTTTTATTTGACTGCACTTACACCGTTAATAAGTGCAGCTACTGGATCCACTGGGACCTATAATGGGTCTGTGTATGTGTGGTTAACAGATGTTTATTTAGATATCGCAACCCCTGTTGCTTCTGTTTCTAAACGAGGTGGTGGTAATAAGCGTGGTGGTGGTGAACGTATGGATGGTTTGATTAGCGGTCCGGCCAGCGCTGTTGCCAATGTTGGGAAGTCTTTGTCTGATGTTCCTGTTATAGGACTGTTTGCGAAGGCAACTGAGATTGGTGCTGGTGCTGTGGCTTCGATTGCTAAGTTGTTTGGCTTTAGTAAGCCACTCGACACTGATGAGCGAACCACAGTTGGTTACCCACCTATGGGTTATGCGTCTGGGGCAGATCAGTTTGTTAAACACACACTGGATCCGCGGCAGGAGGTTACCATAGATTGTAGTATGTGGGGTACTTCCGGAGATCCAATGACTTTTGAAAATATCATTGGTAGATTTGGTTTGATTGATTATTACCAGATTTCTAATTCTACTTCTGCTGGGACGTTATTGTCGTACTATCCAGTACATCCAATGTATGTTCCACCAGCGGCAACGTCCCATGCTATACAATTGACCCCATTGGCTTTTGGGTCTTTTTTAGCAAATTTTTGGCGGGGAACTTTGAAGTATCGTATCTTCTTTGTTGCGTCCAAATATCATAGGGGCAGAATTAGAATCTCTTGGACACCTACCCTTGTTTATGGTGCCTACAGTGATAGTGCTATGTCTAACAATGGATTGAATCTTGTTGTTGATTTGACATCTACCACTGTTGTAGATATTGAGGTTGCATATATGGGTTTGCAGGGGTTTTCAAATATCTCTGCTGTTGCAGCTGGTTTAGCGGCTGGTAGTATTACTAATTCAGCCGATTTGAATGGCTGGCTTAACATTGCTGCCGTCGACCCGATTACAGCACCCAATTCAAGTGCTGTCATAACTGTTCTTGTTACTGTTGCGGCGGGCGAGGATTTTGAACTCGCGGGGTTTTCTAATACTGGGTTGAATCAATTGCATCGTGACCCTTACAACGCATCATCGGATTCGTTGTATAGTCAAACTTTGGCCTCTCAAACAATTTTGACGCCAGTTGCAGGAAATTTAACTACAGTTGCGAAGACACCAACTCAGGTAGCTTCTGTATCATTACGTAGTGTTGACACGGTCACCGCTCAGGTGGCCACTCATAGTATAAGGTTTGGTCCACCGCCTGGAGATTATCATAATGTTGATTTATACGTTGGTGAGATGTATAAATCATTCAGAAGTGTTTGTAAGCGACATGCGTATAATAAGACGCAGTATACTCCAAATCGAAACTCGGGTTATCTAAATTATTATTGTATACCCTATGCTCCTGAAGAGCCGGGGATTTATGCTAATAATTCGTCGACAGTTTGTAATTCCCCATCAGTATGGACGCCAATTTCTTGGCTAGCCATGCTTTTTAAGGGGATGCGGGGCAGTGTCCGTACTAATATAGTCTTTATTGGCTGTGGTACGGCTAGTGGCCTTCCGCCGGCGTTGGATAATCAGCTAGTGGCAACTGGATACGTTATTGATAATCCAGGAGCGGTTGGTGTTGTTCAGATAGATTTGGGCAACGGCCTTGGTAGTGACATAGCCGTTGCGCAGAATTTTGCGAACATAATTAATCCGCTAAGTGGACTTGAGCTCCACAAGCCAGTAGTTGGACAAGCCATACAATGTGGGATACCTTGGTTGAATACCGTTGGTTATTTACCTTACTGGCGGTCAGGCATTCGTATTGCCTCGCCTCAACCTTGTATCTGTGTTGTTTGGCCTAGTTTCTCGGTTAATGTTAGCTTTGGTTTTTTCATAACTTACGCTGCAGGCGAGGACTTTTCCTATATAGGATGGAATGGAGTGCCATTTCTATATATGTATAATACACTCCAATCATAAGGATGAGATTGAATCTTATTCTACCATAGGTGCCACCTATGGGGACCATGTTTTGGTCTTTATGGCAATTACTTGCCATAGTGGCAGGCTTAATTGATCGTGAGCCTTTTGGTTTTTGAACCTTAG